TGGAAAAATTTTGCATTTACCCCCCACAAAAAATCGCACGGCACACAAGCACAGTGTCGCCTGTTCTAGCCAACACAGAACCGCACGGCAGAACGGCACCGAACCGCACCGCCAACCGAGCCACCAAGGAGCGGATAAAACTTTGTGCAGATTGCACAAAAAGAGAGATGAACTTTTGTGCAAAATACCGTTGAACTAATTGCGATAATTTGATAGAATAAGTGTATCAAATAAAGAAAGGCACACTATGGGCGGTGTGAGTGGTGAATGGGTATGAAAATATTAAAAAAGGGCAGTACAGAAAAATTTTATTGTTGACACTTGTTTTTATACTAGGGAAGAGGTAAACGAACTTGTTAGCAAGGGAACAATTAGTCAACTTGATGATGATGATAAAAATTATAGAATTTTTACATCCGACTGCAAAGAAGTAAAATTTATTTGTGATTATGATGGCTTTTATCAACCTGTTATTGTTACAAATAATGGAGAAATTATTCACATAAAAGCATAAATGCATAAATGATTAAAGTGAGGTTAAGAGTTATGAAAGATTATGTTGTTGCAGATATTAAAGAATTTATTGAGAGCGAGATAAATAATAATAATAAATATTTGATTGGCGATTGCTATTTAGAAGATGATAACGAGATATATACAGAAATAAAAGTCTCGTTTCATATGAATTTGGTTGGCAATTATAAAAAATTGCTTGCATTTTTATCGACTACGAATTATATACTTGTAAAGACAGACTTATGTAATTATTCGACTATAATAAGGTCATACAAATAAGAAAGGAGAATAAACATGAACGAAAATTACCGAATCGGGAAAGGCAATTTGCATATTGCCTTTCCTAACAGAACAATACTTGACACATACGTAATGTGTGTCGGGTGTAATAACTGCAATTATAGCACAGTGAATAATACACTATGTCTGTATGCAGATAAAAAGGAGTGTTTACTTAAAGCAATACTGGATTTCAAAATATACACAATTTTTGTTATAAATATTTTGAAATCAATAAAAAGTAATGCAGTATCAAACATGGAAAAATTGTACATAATTTTATCGGAAGTACAAAACGAATTAGAAAGGAGTTTATAAGATGATAAAAATATATTTTGATGATGGTAACAAGAAAAAAGTAAATGCTGATAAATTTATTGAATGGTTGAATTATTGTAATTTAGAAATTGATGAAAACGATATTTATTACCAAGGTTTACACATTGCAAAATATGTCAATTTGCTAGATAACAATTTTGGGGTTGTAGATTGTATCTTATGCATTGTTTTAGTAATATTAATTATATTAGCACTTATGAAAGGCGGTGTAATTTTATGACAACTAGAGATATTGAAACTTGCACAGTAAACACAATCAGAGAAAGTCCAACGGAAATAATTGCGGAAAAAAAGCAAATGGTTAAAATAGGAAATATTGCTATAACTGCCGTAAATGATTGTTTGTTTGAAATTTACGATTATCGTACAGGCTTAAAAGTGGCTACTTTATCCGTTCGGAAAAATTTTGGTGGTGTCGATTCCTTTATTGAGTTTTTTGAAAATTTTGAAATATTCACAAGGGATATTGTAACCGTGAGGGATTTTTTATTAGAGAAGTTTATCAGTATAAAAATGAATAATTTATCATGCGGGTGTTGTATGTATTTTCCAACGGAAGAATTTGAACAATTCCTACTTGAAAATCAACCATAATTCATAATTTATTCACAATTTGTTATTCACAAGGACACAATTACAATTTATAATAGCCCTTGTAAATATAAATAACAATGTTTCACGTGAAACATGGAAAGGAGAGAAAAGCATGGAAAAGTTTATCACAAGAAATCTTGCAGTTACAGAAGTGACATATAAAGACGCTATTTTTAAGGATGGCGAAATGACACTTTCTGAATTGAGACATGATACGATTGTCGGCACACGCCACAGTGAAGAGAAATTGAAAAAGATTCTTGTTGCTAAAGGAGTGGCAACACAACCAGTTTTGCAAGAAGTGAAAAAAACAACTTGTAAATACTCAATGCCGTTAAGTGATTTTATCGAACAGGCGCATGTGGAAATTATTGAACAGTAAAAAAGAAAGGTTAAAAAGGTGATTAAAATGAGTAAAAATGAATTAGTTAGTATGAAAAGCGAAAACGATGTCTTTTGCAGTATGCAGTGCAAAACACAGGAAGAAAAAGTACAGTTGTTTAATGCTATCAACAGCGCAGACGCAAGTCTTGATGATATGGTAGGAAAGCAGATTTGCGTTGTCAATGTTTATGCTGAGCGTTATATGACAGAAGATGAGGAAGAAAACAAAGACGGCTTTGAACCAGTTGAGAAAGAAAAAATAATGATTACCCTAATTTGTAAAGACGGTAAGACATACGCTACAAATTCCAAGGGTGTTTACAACTCAATCAAACGAGCCTTTGCGTTGTTCGGAGTGCCGACATGGGAAGATGGCGTAACTTTTGAAGTTTGTAAAGTGAAAACAAAAGGCGGTTATAAAGCAACGATTTTGCGAGCCGTATAAAAAAGATAATCAGTTTAATAAGTTTAATTTGAACATATAAACTCTCTTACTTTAGGGTGGTTAGCAAATAGTGGCTATCCACCCTAAAAAAAAATGAAAGGGGAGATGTATTATGTACGATCCTAGTGAAAAAACACTTGAAAATATTAGTGACTTGGTTAAGACTTTTAATCGCAGAATTGGACAAGCAAAAAGAAAAACACCTATCCAGTATCAGCAGTATCTACCACAGAAAATGACGGTTGCAAAATTTCTAGAAACCGTTGGAAGTTATAAAGACGTACAAGCACAGGCACGAGCGTTGATGGCAAGAGATATAATTCCCGAGTTTGGAAAAGTTGGGGCAAAACCGACAAAACTACAAACGGCACGCTATGAAAGTGTGAAAGACTTAGAAAACAAACGAATAAAAGCAATAAAAGAGGTAGAAAGATACGATGATGGAAAGCCGACTGGAATTCCCCGAGTAAAAAAAAGAAGCAAAATATTTGAGATTAGAAAAGGAGCAGAGGAATTTACGCCAATTGAATTAGAAGTTAGAATTCGACAACTAGAAAGGAGACAAACAAAAGAATATGAGGAAGAAGTAGAAAAAAGATTCATGGATAATTATTATATGGCAATTCATAATAAATTACCACTTTTTGAAAAGGATATAAAAGAATTAGTTGATACAGTACCTTTTGAAATGTTCCGTCAATGGATTGAACAGGAAGATAAGTTAGTTATCGAATATGTATACGACAAAAGCGGAGAGGAAGAAGTCGGAAAAAATTATTTAGAAAATTTGCGCCGTAGAATAGCATATGAAAAAGAAAAAGGCAACTTGTAACCAACGAATTATAGTATGCGATTTTGAAACAACCACGGATGAAGATGATTGTCGTGTTTGGGCAGTTGGTTGTTATGATATAGTGAGTAACGAATTTTGGTATTATAATAACATTGATGATTTTATGACAATGTGCGCTACCATATATTATAATGACAAACTGTACTTCCACAATGAGAAATTTGACGGCGATTTTATCATGAATTGGCTTTTTAGACACGACTATACGTGGATTGATGATAGAAAAAAACTGGATTCAAAATCATTTACAACAACCATATCGGACAAGGGTCAATTTTACTGTATGGAAATTTGTTTTTATCGCGATAATACATACACGAATAAAGTAACAATTTATGACAGTTTGAAGATACTGCCGATGAGCGTACACGATATGGCGAAAGCGTTCGGGCTTGAAGAAAAGAAAGGAGAAATTGACTACAAAGCCTACCGAGAAGTAGGACATAAATTGACAGAAGAAGAAGTTGAATATTTGAAAAATGACGTTGTGATAGTCGGAAAAAGCCTTGTCAAGATGTTTGAGCAAGGTCTTAAAAAAATGACCATCGGCGGAAATGCCATCAATGATTATAAAAAAAGAATCGGAAAAGATAATTTTTCGGAATGGTTTCCGCTTTTGGATGAGGAAACCGACTACTTTTGCAGGCAATCCTACAAAGGTGGCTTTGTATGGGCGAATCCTTTGCATAAAAATAAAATGATAGGCGAGGGCGATGTTTATGATGTAAATTCCCTTTTTCCATCACGCATGCACTCGTCAAGTGGTTGTCGTTTTCCGTACGGTGTACCGCAGTTTTACAAGGGTAAATATAAACCACACAAATTATACGACTTGTATATACAACGTGTTGTGATACAATTTGAATTAAAACTGAATCATGTACCATGTATACAGATTAAAAAGAATTTTCTTTTTTCACCTACGGAATATTTGACAAGTAGTAATGGAGAAGATGTGGAGTTAGTTTTAACCCAAGTTGACCTCGAATTGATTTTTGAACAATACAATGTGACTTATATTGAATACATAGATGGTTACATGTTCAAATCAGATATTGGCATGTTTGACAGTTATATCAACCATTGGATGGAGATGAAAGAAGAGGAAACACGAACAGGGAACAAGGGTTTGCGTTCAATTGCGAAGTTATTACTTAATAATTTGTATGGAAAATTCGGCACAAATCCTAAATTGCAAAGCAAAATACCAGTATTCTTAGGTGGAAAAGTTGGCTTTATTTTGTCAGATATAAACTATCGTGACCCAGTATATACACCGGTAGCCACTTTTGTAACTGCCTACGCTCGTGCTTATACCATTCGTTCGGCTCAAAAAGTAGGATTGAATCACTTGCTTTATTGTGATACGGATTCCATCCACTGCAAAAAAGGCGCTGATGTGTCATCCCTAGAAATCCACGATACAAAATTGGGGGCATGGGCGCACGAAAGCCACTTTGAAAAAGCAAAATTCTTGCGTTCAAAATGTTACTTGGAGCAGATTGACGGCGAGTTATGTCCAACCGTTGCGGGTATGCCTGATTCTTGCTACGAGAATGTCAATTTTGAAAACTTTTGTTTAGGTTCGGAATTTAGCGGAAAGTTGCGCATGAAAAGAGTTGAGGGTGGAATAGTTTTAGTCGATACACCATTCACAATAAAATTATGATGTTCATAAATTGTTTACAATTATGTTCATAGTTTATTCATATGTATATAGTATGATACTTTTAAGGGTTAAAAGGCTCACGGACAACGTCAAATTGTCACGGTGGCGAGCCGTTGGCGTTGTCGCACGGTGACACGTGGCGAGCCTACCCGATATAAAAAAAAGAAAGGAGCGAAAAATTTTGAGTGAGTCCATGTTTTATGATGTTAAAACCGTAAATCAATACAATTGTTTGTTCAACTTCCTACACGGCGCACGTGGAATCGGAAAAAGTTTTTCGCTCAAAAAATTGTTTGTAGAAAGTTTTCTTGCGGACGGTTCACAATTTTACTACTTACGGAGATACCGCGAGGACTTGACAAAAAGTAGCAAAGGTTTCTTTGATTCGCTACAGGAGCAAGGACTTTTTGAAGATATTGTCTTTACGAAAGATGGCGGTAAAAATGGCGGTACTTTTTACGCAAATAAAGAACCGATTGGGTATTACGGCGCACTTACAAAGGGCAAAGGCGTAGAACTTCCAAAAGTAAAGTATATCAATTATGATGAATACCTAATTGACAAAAGTGACCAGTACCATGGTTATTTACGTGATGAAGTTACACAGTTTTTAGAGTTTTATGAGAGCATTGCTCGTATGCGAAACGTAACCGTATATTTTACAAGTAACAATACAGACGGATATAGTCCATATTTTGATTATTTTAAGTTAAAAAAACCTATGAAAAAGAATGGCATATGGTGTCAAAATGACTTACTATACCAAGAAATAAAGACAAGTGCCGAATACATACAAACAAAATACGATACACGTTTTGGAAGTATTATCAAGGGAACAAGGTATGGAAAATACGCAGTTGAAAACGAAAATTTACACATCACAGATGATTTTTTGAAAAAGAAACCGTCAACGGCAAAGTGTACTTTTAATTTACAAATTGGAAAAAATATTTGTGGCGTGTATTTTGATTATTGCAAAGGCGAAGTATATTTCTCTTGCAATGGCAATAAAAATATGATAACCTATACAGTAGTAAAAGCAGACCACACGCCGAATAATATTCTTGTACGTGGTGGAAAATGCTATCACTTGGCAGAATTAAAGAAAGCGTTTAGTTATAATCAATTATTTTTTGATTCGCCGAAAGCCAAAAATTTATTTGAAAGAATTGAACATCTGTTATAACATTGCAGATTTCAAATATAAAAAATAAGAAAGGAGATATAAAAATGGCAGACGAAAACAAAACAGAAAAAGCCTATGCAGAAGATGAACTCTTGAAAAAAGTCGGAGAGATTCTCACAAAGAAAGACGATGAGGGATTCTTGACGGAAGTTGTGTCAGAAATCACGGACAAAATCCACGAATTAAGCGGGAAAATCGTTGACCGTGATGATGAAATCAAAGACTTGAAAGAGGACATTGAAAGTTTGCGCAACGCAAACATGGCACTTTTACGCAAACAGGGTGCAAGGGTGGAAGGAAAAGAAGAAAGAAAAAGTGAGTTTGTAGCGGACGATGAAAAGGAAGAATCGGACGAGGAAATTCTTGAAAAATCCGTTGAAGATTATATCTAAAAAGAAAGGAGAAAGAAAAAAATGCCAACAACTAAAACAAAAACAGAAAGAGCCGTGAATATGGCGAACACAGTTAGAACCCTTGCGGGTAATGAATTTGCAAGCGCAGTACCAGTTGCTACACGTTCAAACATTTCCAGTTATGCAACGCCAATCTTGGAAATTTCATCATTGCGGAATATGTTCGTAAATACTTTGGTTCAGCGTATCGGTTTTGAATTTATCCACAACAAAAGATACAACAATCCGCTTGCGAGATTTAAGAAAGGAAGTACACCACTCGGCGGAATCGTGGAAGAAATCGGAACGAATCCAGTAGAATCACAGGGATTTAGTTCGGACGGATATATCCGTACACCAGATGGTCAGGTGCTTACACCACTTAACAAACGAACGCCTGATACAAAAGTACTGTATCACACTATCAACCGTGAGGACCAGTACCCTATCTCTATCAGCCGTCAGCAGTTGCAGACAGCCTTTGTATCATGGGAAAAACTGGATGATTTTATTTCATCCGTTATGTCAGCAATGTATAGTGGAGATTCGATTGACGAATTTATCTATACAAAGAACCTTATTGACGCTGGAGTAACAAAGGGTATGCTTGTTACACAGACAATTGCAAATCCTACCACGTCAAAAGAAAACGCTGAAAATTTTGTCAGAGAAATGAATATTGTATCGTCAAAGATGTGCTTTCCGTCAACAAAGTATAACAAGTACATTGACCAAGAGGGCGCAGAGGGGAAAGCGTACAAGACATGGTCTGACAAAGAGAGACAAGTTATTATTTTAAGTACGGAAGTCTTGCAAACAATCAATATTTCTGTATTGTCACAGGCTTTTCACATGAGTCAGGCAGATTTCAGAAACGCAGTGGTGGAAATCGACGAATTTGACAATCCCGCAATTCTTGGCGTTGTCTGTGATGAATCTCTTTTACAGATTTACGATAACTTGTTTGAAGTGTCCGAACAGCAGAACGCACAGGGACTTTTCTTCACCTATTTTTTGACACACTTTGAAACGCTGTCATTGTCTATGTTGTCAAATGCCGTTGTCTTTTTGGATGAATCCTATGTAAAACATACCATCACGGCAACCGTTGACCCAGTAACAGAGGGATACGGCTTGGAAGTACAGAACAGTGGTTATAATGGTGAAACCGTTACATACAAAGTTACGGCAGTTGACCCTAGCAAAGTAACGATTGCATATACAGGAATTGACGGAGAACCACCGAAAACCGTTGTGAACGGCGGATTGTATTCGTTCACAATGGGAAATGAGGACGCAACCATTAAAATGACAATTGCTGAATAATGTTTCACGTGAAACATCGAAAGGAGAAAAAACTATGGCGGATTTTGAGCCGACAACCGATATAAAATTACTTGCCGTTCCACTTGCGAATGATGGCGAAAGTACCATGACTTTTTCAAGCAAGTCGGCGCAGTCCGCCTACTTCTCGTCAAAAGTAGTCGGAAGTTTTTCAAAAGGTGATTTTACATATCAGCGGAAAGATAACACGATGAGAGTGCCGTGGAACGCCGAAAAGTTATTCAATGTGAATTACTGCATGTATAAAAATAGCAATTTTGGTGATAAGTGGTTTTATGTCTTTATCAATCGTGTTGAGTATGTCGCACCTAATTGCACAAAATTGTACTTGCAAACCGATGTGTGGCAAACATGGTTTTTTGACATAACATATGGACAGTGTTTTGTCGAGCGTGAACATGTAAACAGCGACAAAATAGGAGAACATACAATCCCCGAAAGCGTAACACCGAGCGAGTGGAATTTGCAAAAGATAGGAATTGACGAATCACCGTACCAAATCGGCGGTTATGTTGTCGGAACGCTTTATGATATTAAGTCAAAAATTGGCGACCCTAAAATGGTAGGTGGTAGGAAAGCAAACGGCGTATATTTCCCTTGCGATGTTTTGTTTTTTCCAAATACGGCGGATGGCGTAAATCGGCTACAAATGCGTCTTAGCATTATCAATGACGAAGTTAGCGGTGGAATTGTTTTCGTTTCAACAATCCCAAAATTAGCTAGTGACAGAATTAGTGAAAAAGAATCACGAATTACTACAGTTGCATACAGCACATATACAACACTAAAAGTACCAGTGCAACACACAAATATTAGCGGTTATGTACCGAAAAATAATAAGTGTTTTACGTATCCGTATCATTATTTAGTGTGTAGCAATTCTGCTAACAGTGGCTCGGAATTATGCTTTGAAAATTTTAAGGATATAAACGATATAACATTTAGTGCATACGCTCACATCACGGAAAATAATTGTATACAGTTTGTACCGATAAATTATGAAGTTGGAACAAGCACGGGTGACAATCCCGATTTTGGTTTTAACACTCAAACATATCCCGAAATGCCATACACAACAAACCAAAATGCTTACTATCGTCAACAAGAGATGAATTTGCGTAATCAAAACATGAACAGAATTATGTCACAAACTCGTGGAACGGTTGGAAGTATCTTGACGGGTGGAGCGTCTTTGCTTGGAATGAGCATGCAAGGAGAGGGAACAGGTTCGGACATTACAAGTTACGCTATATCACAGGTTGGTGGTATTGATTCCCTATACACAAACGTAAAAAGTGCAGAAATGGCAGAAGAAAACCTTGAGAAAATGCACCAAATGACATCGCCAAATGTTAGTGGAATAGCAGGTGCAAGTGATATATCCGTTGTTAATGGAAATATTGCACCAAGATTTTACATCAAAAACGCCAAGAAAGACCAAATAAAAGCAATTGACCAGTTTTTCAGTGCTTTTGGTTACCAAGTGAATCAGTTGAAAAAGCCAAACATAACAGGGCGTACAAATTGGAATTACGTTAGATGTAGTCAAGCCAACGTATATGCAGACATTCCGCAAGAGGACTTGGCAAAGATAAAACGTGACCTTGTAAATGGGATAACTTTTTGGCACAACCCCAGTACGATTTACGATTATTCACAGGGAAATGAGGTGAGTTAGTTGAGCAGAAGAAAAAAAGACAAGAACAAGGAGCAAGCGCAGCGATGGCAAGTTATCTATTCGTTTTATTTTGCCTGGTTGAAAAATATTGCAATGTCTATATTTGAGTGGAAATTACCCGATAGCATGAATGACCGTTTTTTGGAGTTGGCATTTTTTGAAGATGGACGTGCTTTGGCATATGTCAAGGACGGCGCACTTATCAACACCCGTGCGAATCCGTCAAATAACATGGATATGTATAATTATTTTACAGGATACACTGGTTATAACGTAGTTTTTTCCGACTATGTGGATGCTGATAATTGTGTTTATGGATTAAACAATCCAGTAACAATGCCTACTTTTGATGTTTGCGACATGTTCGCAACACGCCTACAAAAATTGGAAATGGGTATTTGGTCAAATGTCGACTTGCAAAAATTTCCAATTATGGTATCTGCACCCGAAAGTCAAAAGTTATCCGTGAAGAACTTAATGGAACAGTTTGAGGGTGGTTTACCTTTTCTGTATACATATCGAAATTTTGAGGACTTGAACCAAGTGAAATGTTTTGACATGAAAGTTCCACAAATTTTTGATAAGTTGTACGAGTTAAAGCAGAAAACGCTTAATGAATTTCTTGAATTTTTAGGTGTTACAACACCGAAAGAAAAGAAAGAAAGGCTTTTAAGTGGTGAAATTATAGCAAATAATTCAAAGGTTGGAATCAGCGGAGCAAGTTTTTTGTGGCAACGACAAGAATTTGCTAGAAAGATAAACGAAAAATTTAGTGCATACCTAACAGAGCCAATTGAAGTACGTGTTAGAGATTATAGTGAGATATTACATCTTGCGGAAAGTGAGGAAATGGCAGATGGAACAAGTTTCGGATTGGATTCACAAAGTATGTAACCCATTGTCAGTGGTTGGCGGTTTTTTAGGGATTTTAGGTAACCGAATTTTTGGAAAGGTTGACAATTCACTTATCATCCTTTTAATACTTATGTCAATGGACATGTTATGTGGGATTTTGGTTGAGGGCGTTTATTTCAAAAAATTATCTTCCTCAATATGTTGGAAAGGGTTGATAAAAAAATGTGTGTCAATTATATTAGTGGGATTGTCCTACCAAATTGACCGAATGACAGGACAAGAAAGTTTTCGTGCATTTACGATTATTTTCTTTTCAATAAATGAAAGTATTTCCATTTTGGAAATCTGTGGAAAAATTATTCCAATACCTAAAAAATTAAAAAATTGCTTATATCAATTACGGAAAGGAGTCGAAGAAGATGAAAAAGATACTTGCAAATAAAAAGAGGTGGCACGGAAAGAGAAAACGAAAATCAGTTAAGGCAATTATTATTCATTACACCGGAAATAAGGGAGACACCGCAAAAAATAATTGCGATTATTTCCGAAATCCACCATCCTTGACAAAAAAGAGTAGCACTGGCGCACACTTTTTTATATCGTCAAACGGTGAAACAATTAAATCTATCCCTTTGAATCAAATTGCGTATGCCGTTGGCGGTGCTAGGCAGAGTGCAAAGGGTGGAAGATATTACAAACGTCTGACAAATGAAAACACTGTCAGCATTGAATTATGTAACGCAGTAAACGGCTATACTGACGCGCAAGTTCGAGCCGTGCGGAAAACGATTAAATATATACGTCGATACTGCAAAAATGCAAAAATCGTTTGTTATCATTTTGATGTAAACGGAAAGAACTGTCCACCTTGGGGCGGTAAACGGTTAGGAAAAGAATTTCTTGCGGAAATAGGAGAGTGATTTCATGGCTTTTGTAACTCCACAATTACGACGTGTGTTGGATATGGGGTATGATTTAGGACTAAAGCATTACCCGATTTTTTCAGAATCGCACCGCCGAGAATTAAACGAAAAAATTGTAAATCATTTTCGTTATCGTGAAATTGGATATGAAACAGTTACACAATTTATTTTCGCACTAAACCGAAAAATGTTTGAAATCATGCCGTTTTACAACCAGTTATATGAATCGGAAGAACTGGAAATATCAGCGTTGACAAATTATAGTTATGATGAAATAAGCAAAAAAACTGGAAATGACCTTTTAGAAAAAACTGGAGAAGATTCTAACAGGCAAACTGGAGATACAACACGCAAAGACACAGGAACGCAGACAAACGAACAAAGTGGAACAGACAATCAGACGTTTGAAGATGTAAAAAATAAAACGACTTATGGAAGTTCGGAAAATGAAAACACGGCAACAACAACGGACGTTAAACACGGACAAACAACAACCACAGAGGGAACGGATACCGGTAAACGAGTACACAGTGACACACCCCAAGGAATGTTATCCGCTAACTTCCCCGAATCTGCTAACTATGCAAGCGACGCTGATGTCTCAAAAAATACAAGTGCTAGTACAGTAACACAGGGTGGAACGGATTCCACCAGCGGAACGGTAAAAGGTACAAGGGGAAAGACAGGCGCAGACGAATCAGTACAGAGCGGAGCAATCGTCACAACGCACGACACAAAAGGAACATTGACAAATGAACTGGAAAGCAAAGACACTTATAACAGTGAAAATAAAATCACATATGGGAGCAACTCCAAGCAAAATTATGATAACCAGTTATCAACAAACAAACAAGGTTATCAAGGGATTTCACCAAGTGAATTATTACAAAAATACCGAGAAACATTTTTGAATATTGACATGCTTGTAATTTCAGAATTAGAAGAATTGTTTATCAGTATTTTCTGAAATGTTTCACGTGAAACATTAGAAAGGAGTGAACAAAATGACTTTGATAAGACCAACACCGCCGTTATATAACTTGCCATCCTATTATAGTGAGTGTGAATCATACGAAGAACAATTACAATGGTTACTAAATCGGTTACAGACCTTACAAGCAGATGTTGACAGTCTGAAAAAAGAAACCAACGACTACACAGATGTAGAAATCAAAAAATTGTTTGACTTGCTATCGCAAAGAATTAGCAACTTGACGAACTATGTAAACGGCGAAATTGCAGAGTTAAAAAGTTATGTCGACGCAGAAAACAAAAAAGTTTCTGACAAAGTTGACGGAATGAAACTTTATGTGGATGAGAAAACGGCGAACACGAAAAAATATGTGGATTCTGAAATCCTTAAAATTCATGTCATACTAGATGAAGTGGAAAACCGTTTACATCTTGAAATCGTGCAAGGCGACGAAACAACAAAAGATTTTGCTAGAATTTACACAGAAAAAGCAAGACTTGAATTATTAGAAAAAATCAATGCCTTGTCAATAAGGGTTGACAACATTACGAAAGAATTTCCTTTGCTTTACAACCCAACGCAAGGAAAACAGACCGATTTGCAAAAGACAATCAATGACTTGTATCTATATTTAAGGGTACACGGTATCACGTGCTTTGTGTTTGATTCTTTGCAAATTACCGTTGCGGAATTTGACGCTATGAAAATTTTAATACGAAATTTTGATATTAGGGGTGCTGAAATTTTTGAAACATGGGAAAAAGAAACAGCGTTTAGTCCGTGGACAGGTGAAAAAATAACACTAAAAGAATTGTGTTATCAAATTGCCGAAAAAATCAACATGAACCATAAAACGGCAAGTGAGTATGACAAGAGAACAATTACGGCAAGCGAGTATGACGGTGCAGAAACAACCGCTTATGATTATGATTGGACAAAAAGAATCTTGCCAATTGATATTGTCCCGATAGATATGTTGGATAAATTCTTGCATACTTCAGAATTGATTTATAACACCGATATTGTTTCTGACACAGGCACAACAGTTGACATTACAACGGATAAGGAATTTGAAAAATTTTTACTTGCCTATACTGATAAAAACGCAAATTTATGTTATTTGCTATGTAATGTTACTGCCGGAAAGTTATCATTTACTGACACGGACAACAACACGCTGACGCAAGTTTCAAGAAACTTTTCTATCACGAAAACGGAAACAGGGTATCAGATTGTAACAGAAAATTGTGAAGTATTTAACGCCGACACAAAAGAAACAACATTTGCACCTAACTTTTTGCTTATCAAAAAATTGTATGGAATTAAAAGTTATGACAATTTGACAGAAATCGGAAAGGATGATTGACGTTGAAAAGTACGCAATTTTATCATTTTCCGTTGTGGGAAATTGCAGACGTTAAACCGTTGTTGGACACTGTAAACGGTGGAACAAATAAAATTGACGAAACAATGGCAACACAACAAATGAACATTAGAAAAAATGCGGAAAGCATAGCAGAATTGAAAAATAATTTAACCGCAACGGATGAGAATGTCACAGAATTATCAAAAAAAGTTGAAACGAACACAGGCGAGATAAAACAATTAAATAACGATTTAACGAACCAAATAACGGCGTTTAAGCGTTTATCAAATGCGATAACCAGTTTTTGCCATAAACGCCTATAAGAAAGGAGATTATATTATGCAGTTTACACCAAATTACAATTTGCCTATTTATGAGGCAAGCGACATAGCAAATTATCTTGACACCTATAACAACACGATAACCGAAATTGACACGGCTATTCACAACGTGCAGACAAAAGCCGAAAACGGAGAGTTGCACGGAGAAGAACTTGATAGAGAAATTAAAACTCTGACTTCAAGAGTATCGGAACTTGAAACATCTTTATCAAGCACCATTGAAAACCTTTCCACACTTTCAACAACCGTGAGTGCACACACGAACGAGATAGCAAAAGTAAAAGAGGATTTACTGGCACAGAACACCGCAGTAAAAACGTTATCAAATAATCTTACTGATTTAGGTACACGGTTTATGGCGTTCGCAACAGGACAAGAACACTTTAATAACGAAATTTCCGCTAGGGTTGGAAATCGGTTTTTCAAGACATATACATATAGTATTCCGCCAAGTACAAAAAAAGAACAGTACAAGGCAGATTTTACCATTGAAACAGGACTTGCAAACGATGAAAATTTCACAAAATCCCACGTAATGCTTGACTTTATGCAAACAATGGCGGACCAAAAAATGTCAAGTTGTATCTTGAATAGTGCCTTTTCAACAACTGGAAATACTTACAACCAAACGGTAGACGGTATTCAATATACCATATATATCAATTTTAATTCTTCCACTGGTAGTATTAGGATTCGTATTATGGGGCAGAAACAAGAGATAACAGGGGTATTATATGCAAATGCCATCGTTTACACAGATTAGAAAGGAGATTATTCACTATGAACTATACAACAAATTACAAAATACCACTTTACGAGGGCAGTGACCCGACGTCATATCTTACTACATATAACGAAACGATGGAATTGATTGACACATCGTTACACGCTTTAGCGTTAAAAGTTGCAAACGGAGAAGTAAATGACCGTCAATTTACTGCTGAAATTTCTTCTATTAAGGGCAGACTTGACACGGCAGAGAATACGATAAACATTCTTAAAACGGAACTTGCAACCACTAACGGAAAGGTTTCGAAAAATGCTGAGAATATTTCAACTTTAGAAACACAGTTAATTGAACAGGGAACGTCAATTAAAAATTTGCTTGCAAGGGTTTCAGCACTTGAAACATCTTTCGAGAGTTTCAAGACTGCACAGGAACAGAAAAATAGCACTTATGAGGATTCATTAAGCGGACTGTCAACACGAATTGACAACAATGCTAAAAAACAGGACTTGAAAAATGCGGAATTTACAAGTGAGATTGCAACAAATACACAAAATATTACAACAAATACACAAAATATTACAAGAAATACAGAAAGTATTGAGGACTTAAAACGTGGCACGAATGTGCTTGCAAATTTTAAGAATGTGAGCGGAACAAAGGATGGAAACGATATAAGTGTCGATTTGCAAACAACCCGAGAAAATGCAGAACTTGAATTGAATAAGTGGCAAAATGCACAGGTTTGTACAACTATTACATTGAGAACAGGAACAACAAATGATACTATCGGTATGTGTTCGCCGGTTTTTTCAAGAAATCTGGGCGAAACAAATACAGAAGAATTTGTATTTGTTGACACAAACAACGATGTGTATACATTAAATACAACCTTGACTTTTGATGATACAACGCAAAACGTATCTATTTATTGTAATCTTACTGCCCCCGAAAGTGTGACAACGGCTACATTTTCAATTGCATTGTTATTAATCGTTTAATTGTAAAATTAAACCGCCCTACTTTGCTAGGTAGGGCGATTTTGTTTATTCGCCATAAAGCATACCATAATTACAAACAACAACAAGAATATAATCTAAATCAGTAGAAAGCCATATTACTGACAACCCATCAATTTTATGCGTTGTATCAATCGTCAACATATATGTTTGTTTTTGCTCAAACGGATATTCAAAGCAATAATCACTATGAACTAATTCGTTTGCCACTAAAAACTGATAGAACTTTTTTATTTCTGTACCATTTCCGATATATCTTTTCATTTTTCCTTTTAGAAATTTCTTCATATTATTTCACCTCATTTCTTTTTTGCAATAATCAATAAACATTTCTTGAAATTGTTTTCCCATTGCTTTAATAAATCCACTCATTAGAGTATTTTCATCGTTTAGCCGTTCATTTTCAAGTTCAAATTTACGTAAATCTTCTTGCATTTCTTTATCAATGCGCATACGCATTAAATTCACAACGCACCCTTTCGGTTCAATCCATTCTTCCAATATCATTTCACCATTAAAATGAATTTGTTGCCACATTTTAACGCAATACTTAAAACCATAGTCAATAAATACACTCATATAAAATGTCAATGCGTCCTCAATATTATCAAATTCTTTTGTCGTGCAAAAATCTTCCCATTCTCTTTGACCGTTAGGCATTGTATTATAATTTTCAGATGAATGGCAAAATTTATTCCATGTAGTATCGTCTCCTATATACTCAATAATATATTTTGTTTCTGTTTTTTCGGGTTCTTTTGCATACCCAATAAAATTCTTATGCATATTATTTCCCTCCTTTTATGCATTTATGCTTTTATGTGAATAATTTCTCCATTATTTGTAACAATAACAGGTTGATAAAAGCCATCATAATCACAAATAAATTTTACTTCTTTGCAGTCGGATGTAAAAATTCTATAATTTTTATCATCATCATCAAGTTGACTAATTGTTCCCTTGCTAACAAGTTCGTTTACCTCTTCCCTAGTATAAAAACAAGTGTCAACAATAAAATTTTTCTGTACTGCCCTTTTTTAATATTTTCATACCCATTCACCACTCACACCGCCCATAGTGTGCCTTTCTTTATTTGATACACTTATTCTATCAAATTATCGCAATTAGTTCAACGGTATTTTGCACAAAAGTTCATCTCTCTTTTTGTGCAATCTGCACAAAGTTTTATCCGCTCCTTGGTGGCTCGGTTGGCGGTGCGGTTCGGTGCCGTTCTGCCGTGCGGTTCTGTGTTGGCTAGAACAGGCGACACTGTGCTTGTGTGCCGTGCGATTTTTTGTGGGGGGTAAATGCAAAATTTTTCCA